CCTCGATCACTCGAAGCGTCTTGACGTCAATCGGCAATTCCATGCAGATAGTCAGTGGCTCACCCGTGCGTTCGTCCAACCACTCTGGAACAGTAGTATTGCGCCAGCGTTTAGACTTCTGATAGTGAGACTTAACCGAATTGAGATAGCTCACGAGTCAACGCCGCGAACCAGACCCGTATTGTCCTCATTCACAAGGCTGATCGTGTAAGGCACAATCCCATCTAGTGGCGTCGAAGTCGATACACCTGAGACAAGAGCATTGCCTGTGAACTGCTCAAGACCTGATCCCTCGCCACCCTCGGGATAAAAGACATACGCCGCGCTCGCGCCTTCAACGGCCGCCGCCTGGCTTGTGTCACTCGGATCGTAGTGACAATTAATTGTCGCTGTGAAGTCCTTTCTGACTAACTTTCTAGTCACCCATGAATCACCGGCAGCCGTATCGGTGGCGAACTGCGCGGTAATATTTAGTGTGAAATCCACCAACTCGCCAAAGTTGGTCCCCGCGTTACTTACAACGCCATCCGTACCCTTGAAGGTTGCCATTACTCAGTATCTCCTGTCTTCTTTGCCGTCTTTTTAGACACCTTCTTTTTGGGTGCCGCTACATCGGCAACCGGTGGTGTCCGCTTTAGAACTCGTGGCACAATCGGTGCCCGCGTAAATCCGCGCCATTCGCACAGATTAGCCGCGTCAGCTTCATCGCCCACACGTATCCGGGCGCCGTTCGGCGCAATCAATTCAATCATGGGAAATACTCCTAACTGCTAACGTCTGGTGCGTTCGCTCGGTGGTAGAACTCTAACGTGTACTCTAAAATAACTTTTGCGTGAGGCACTTCGGCCTCTTCCCGCTCGGGTGTCTGGATCCCGCTCGGGTATGAGAATTTGATCAGTCCATTGATAGTCGAATCCGCTCCTAAAGTGGATTCGATTTGCGTGATGATGCGCCACAACTCGGCATCCAGATCGACCGGAACCCCGGTATCTAGAGTTGTGTCTGCAACGTAGATATTCAGGTTCAGTGCCTGGAGACTTTGAATCAATACACCACTGCTGTTATCAGCGGCCACCACTTCCATAGCACACTCACCCAAATCCACCGCAATCGCCGGCAGGGCAGTCTGCTGGATCGGGAACACGCGGGATTTAACTATTGTGGCGATGCCCGCTAGTTCAGAGGCGATATAATCCCGTGCCTGTATGGCGAGATGATCAGCCATTTTTGCTCAGCATCAACGTACACACCCCGGTTCCATCCGGCAATGCTCTTTGTATCGTGTATGACTTATCCTCAGAGAACGATTGCCCGCCCATGTCGAACGGCTGAAAGGTCAGTATTCTTCCAATACAGTCCCGGTAATCGGTATCGCCGTCCAATACCAATCGACTTTGTTCACAGGTTGCCATCGGGGCAGAACTATCGACCTCATTACCGAATAGCGTCTCGGTGTCATCGTCTAGAATGACGTTCAAATCGTAGACACTGTGATAACAAGCTTTAACTGCAAAATCATCAGTATTGAAGAAGTCCTCGATCACTTCTTAGCGGCCTTCTTTTTAGCCTTTTTCTTGGCTACCTTTTTCGGCGGTGCCTTCACTGGTTCAGGCTCTTCAACCACTTCCGGCTCGACTATCTCCACGGCACGGTTACTGTATATCAGTGCCCTGCCCACAGCCTCAGAGACATCGACCTCATCGCCCGGCTTGTGGCGAGTTCCGGCAAGCATGACCCCGCCCACTAATTGAATCCTCATAGACCCTCCGGTGCTTTTCCAGATATCGCTCTTTAATGTCATAAATAAAAAAGGCAGCCCCCGTAATGGAGACTGCCCCTCCCGTGGTAGAGAGAATTATTGAGCGTCGTTCGCCCAGATGAATGACTCAGGATGCCTAACCGCCAGATCGACAGTCTTGAAAGTCACGAAGCGAATCTTACCCTTGAGGCTATGCGTGAACGGGTCAACATTGATCTCCAATCCACCCCACTCACCAATGAGCAAGTCAGCCCAGTTACCAAAGATCCAATCTTCCGCGGTGACCTGCGTGGACACTAGCGCTTGATAGCTATTGATGGTGCCGTCGGTGGCCATGATGAACTGCCCAGAACCGGAGTCCTTGGTAGTAATCATCGCATCTTCCCAGGAGGCTCCTGAGATGACGTAAGCCAATGACCCAAATAGCGCATTAGACGTGATGGTCTGCGTAACCATATTGACCGTTTCGGCGTACGTCGGAGCGGCCGCTGCAAAGTCCAGCGTATTGATCCCTGACGCCGCAGTGATGCCTGTAGGCTGACCACTTGAACCCGTGCCGTAAAATGCTGCCGCATCAATCCCTAATGCTTGAGCGATCGCCATATCATTTCTGACAATGCCCTCAATGGCTGGCGTGGACTGCATCAACAGACGTCGAGTGACTTCCGTGTAGCTTGCCAGGTCTTTCGGTGCCATCGTGATCTGATCGAACTGAGGATCACTAACGGTCGCGTCGCCGTCTTCAGCACTAACCCACGTTGAAGCATTACCGCTGGTCTGGCGCGGTATCTCAACCGTGCCAACCAATCCCGGCAGCATCGTGGCGCCTGCCTGCAGCACAACCATATTGTTCCGCAGAACTTCAACATAAGATCCCGCTAACAGGTTAGCTGCCACCAGTTCCGCACCATCGGTTGCCGTACCGACACTCAATACCCGTGTCATCACTTCGGGCGGTACAAATCGGCCTCGGGCCTGGTAATCGCCGCCAATCTGATTCTCAGCGGCATTACAGACATCGTTCTCAAATCCCGCCGCTCTCTGACATGCCGGATCATTCGGTCTGGACAGTGCGTCCATCAACCGAATCAGAGAGAACTGATTGGCCTCTTTCTCGCTCAGCCCCAGATCAACTGCGGACTTTTCCGCTTTGCGAACGTCGTTATTCCGGATGCCGATCTCTTTGAGCAGTTCCTTGTGGAACGCATCCACCGTGGTGCCTGCATCTACTGCCTTCAATCCCAGTTCTTCGAACCCGTGGTCCTCGGCCATTTCCCGAATCCAGTTCATGCGCTTTAGCTCAGCGGAACGGATTTCATTGACTGTGGCTTCACGGTCGAACTTGGGAACCGCGGGCTTCACCACTTCTGCCGGCGCGTCGTCTTTAACTACTTTGATTTCCTCGCTCATCACTTTTTCCTCAATGCTTCGGCCCACTCCTACGGAGTCATCGGCCGGTACGGATACTAACGAGACTTCGAACGGTTCCCAGTCTAATGCCCGGTAACTTGCTGCCTCGCCCTTTTTTTCTTCGACTTCGAACTTGTGAACGAAATAGCCAACACTGACCTTCTTTCTGATTTCGTCCTTTACGTCGTCGAATATTTCCTGACCTCGTGCTGAGCGAGAAAAGCGAATTGTAGCGCGGCCGCGCCGGTCACTATCAATCCGTGCGGACTCCACCACACCCACTTGATCATTCAAATCATGCTGGACTAACACAGCGGCGCCATTGTTCAGGCGATCAAGTCGGACTGACTTTTTGCTGTGGTCCAGAACCTCTACTCCAAAGAATCGCTCGAATGGTTCCTCACTGCTGAACGCGAGTTCAACAGAACGGTTCTCTTCGTCGACTTCTCTTGATTCAATTATGAAGGCACGTTGGTACTGGGCGCCTTGCTTCATTTTCTCGGATTCGAATCTGCTCATTTGACTATTGCCTGTATGCCTAACGATTCCATTAATTCTGTCTCTCTGCGTATCTCGCGCCAGACCGTCTCCGGGTCGTCGCCTTGATCGCGCATAATCTGTGATCGGCTTTTCAATCGGTCATTGATTGCCAACTGATTCGATTTGCCGTCTTTCTCCGGATCCACCCACGGCCACCGTCTGCCTTGGAAGTTCGCTGATTTATGCGACTGGGTGACGTTGCCGAAGTTCGCCATCGCCCATTCTTCATATAACGGCTTTGTAATGGTCCTGATGAACCAGTTCTGTGTCTGCTTGAAGTACTCCCGGTCTTCCAATACACCCGCACGGATAGACGAATAATTGACGCCTTCCAGATCGTTCCCCAGTGAGTTGTAATTGACATCCAGCCCAGCTGAGATACGCCGCAGTGTCTGCTTGGTAAATGGCCCGTACTGCTCGTGAGGATAA